CCACCCTTTCGGGTGGTCAGCGACCAAAACATTAGGTCGTCCGTTGTGGCTCCAAGCACCGGCACTTGCGGGTGTTGGTGGATTTTCTCAGTTAGGAGGTTAATTGTGAATGTTAACAATCAGCCTATTCCTAATATCCGACGTTCTATAGTCGATGAGCCTTCAGAAACTACGGTTTATTCCGAGCTCTGGAAGCGTAACCAACCAGTCGACGACGACATTAAACTCTCGCAGGCAGATATGCTTGTGGGAGATGCGCGTTCGCGGATGGATGGTTATAACATCAAAGACTATAATCGCAAAAAGCGTGACGGCGTACTGCTTCCTCATACCGCCTTTGGTAGGCGTTACTGGAGCAGCTCGTCGACAGGTACGTACCAGGTGACGATGAACAATGGGACCATATATTCGTGGTCCCCCGTTTATACGCCATTTGATTACTACCTGCTCACTGATTCGGATTTATTTTCGTGGCAACCGGTCCTGGACGATTATTACGTCCAGGCTGCTGCTGCGAAGATATGGAATCAGGGTCACGACACACTTACGTTTGTGGCAGAGTTGCATCGAGTTCGCTCGATGTTCAAAGATGCCATTAAGCGGTTGTTACGGCTGGAAATACCAAGAAATTGGCGCCAGCTCAATAACGACTACTTAGCAACGAGATACGGGTGGCGCATATTGATGTTTGATATTCAAAACATTAATGAGGCGCTGACCGAGTTCGATGCCAAACGTACACGCTATTCTGAAAGACAGGGGAATGCTTGGTCGTTTTCGACTCAAGATATTTATACCCATTCATATACGCATTACGATATTGACTTGACTGTCAATACTAATGTAAGTATATCTGTCCGTGGTAGCGTGAGTGCAGATATTTCTCCACCCCAATGGAAATTCAATATACTCGATACTGCGTGGGAGTTAATCCCATACAGTTTCGTGATAGATTGGTTCATTAGTGTGGGTTCTGCACTTGCAGCGATAAACGCCGTAAACTCAAGTACTGCATATGCGGCCTCAAAGGGCTTCAAAATGGAAGTGGAACGGACCATGACCTCCGAGACTTATAATCTCGATAAGTTAGGCCAAACCTCTTCTATAAATGTTGCCCAATCGGGGTCGTCTAATGCAACTTGGCTTTACAGGAGACCAACTGGGATTTCAATTTCACCGCAATGGACCGTGCGTCTTAACGAATGGAAGGTCTTAGACCTCATCGCGTTAGCACTGCAACGGTTGTAAGTTAATTTAATCTAATGGAGATCTATTATGGATACGCAAGAGTACCATGCCTTTATCACTAACGAATGGGACAATTTACGTCCTTTTATCTACCGGTGCGAGTTGTCCTGGTCCCCGCGTTTGAGCGGAGATTCAGGGTTGCAAGCCTCGGCAGATAGTACGAACTCATCCTTATTTTATCAGGATGTGATAACAATGTATCGGTATATGGAAAGGGTTGATCAAAATAACCCCGCCTATAGCCGTTTCTTGTTACACACCTTGTTAAAGAGGTGTGAGCTCGAGCTACTACTGCCTGCTATGGACGTTGTCCAGCAGGAAGATAGTAGTAAGGGCGATTTACGTCTATTCGTCGGTGATCTATTGGCAATGCACAAATGCATCCATGATAACTCCGTTTAGACTACTTTAACTTCACTAAGGAGAAACCAAAATGGCAGCTATGTCTACTGCACTCACTGAGTTTGCCGACAACGGTAACTCACGTACTTACACGCAAGCGGCTCACACAGCTTCTAAACCGAAGCTGGTGATCCAAAAGCGCAAGGTACCAGAGGGGAACGGAACTGTCGTCGAGTCAACGGTTAGCGTCATCGACGCAACTGAAGACGCTGACGGCATCGTCCTCTCTCAAAAGGTCACTTTTCAGGCTGTTGTTCGTTACCCTATTTTGGGTGACGCAGCAGACGTTACAGCGGCGCTAGCCGTCTTTCGCGACATTGTCGCGGGAGACGAGTTTGCAAATACTGTAACGACCCAAGAATGGCTAATCTAAAAGTTATCTCTGCGGCATGCCTCATTTTGACAGTTATTGTCATTGTGTGGTGTGCTCTGAGCGCTAAATGCGACCACCAGTATGCTCGAACGTTAATCACGCTCGTGCCTCTACTGTTGGTGTAACTAGAGAGAAAAGCCAGCTGAAAAGGAGTACTTCGCAATGAAGACTACTAACGATTTGTACGACTTTTGTCGATGTTTCGTTAAAGACCATGAGAACGTGCTACGGGAAGCGGGAGTTTACGAGCGGATTTTAGGATATATCCGTTCGCGAAATCTCGCGGCCCTGTGCACGTGTTCCGCTATTGAGGTGGATAGAGCAAAGCATTCTATCGACCTTGTACGGTGTCTAAAACAGGTTGAAGCTCTCTTCAAGAAAAATCGAGAGTTTTCAAACCCCGATGTGTGTAGCGACGCAGCCGCTTTTGCTTTTAACAAAGCAGAGCGGTTGTGTTCTATCACAAATCGCAGACTTGATTGGTACTATACCCAACGCGATCGTTTAGATCCCGATTTGGATTTGTACCTTTCCAGGTCAGAGCGCTATATAAAGCGTGTTTTAGGGAACCATGCAAGGTTTCTCGATAGGCTACCAAGCCTAATCCGCGTCACCTCTGGAGCAACAAGTACCCGACCTCGTTCGAAAAGCCTCCCTCAGCTAAAGTTGACCATGCGGCCAGCTAGCACTGATGGTGCGAGTCTTTATCTCAGACCCTTGTACCGATATTACGGTTACGAGGCTCCTCGATGCAGACTTACGAAAGAGAATCGGGTGACACTTGTCCCTAAGAATTGGAAGACAGACCGTACAATCGCGTGTGAGCCAACCGGCAATTTGCCGTTACAGCTCGCATTCGATTCATGGACCAAAGACCGTTTAAGGTTATGGGACATCGATCTGGCCGACCAAACTCGAAACCAAGAGTTAGCCCGTGAAGGGTCCATCACTGATCAACTTGCAACGGTTGATTTTTCGATGGCTTCCGACACACTGAGTTACAATACCGTCGCGTGGCTTTTGCCACACGAATGGTTCGTATTCCTCGATCGCGTCCGCTGTAGTCACTACAACGGCGCGTTTGGGGAAGGAAGGTATGCAAAATTCTCCTCAATGGGGAATGGCGCTACTTTCACTCTGGAGACTCTTGTGTTCGCTAGTATCGCTTACGCCGTGGGCTCTAAGAGGTTCTCTGTATATGGTGACGATGTCATCATAGAAAGTGAGCTTTATGAGCCTTTTGTACGCGTCGCGAAGTTTCTAGGCTTTCAAATCAACCACGATAAGTCGTTCCGTGCGGGTCCCTTTCGGGAGTCGTGCGGAGCCGACTGGTATGAGGGGACTAATATTACCCCTCAGTATGTTCGGCATCTTGACAAACGGAAAAGTTTCCAATGTCATAATGTCAACATACTCGTGGCTGCCTCGAAGCCATTTGGACATGCTTGGTCGTTTCTGCGGGACTTTGTCCACGCAGAGAAGCTCAATATATGTCCTTTTACTTATAACACCTTGGAAGGGATTCACGTCCCTGCCCATGATGCTTATAAGTTGAAACTGATCCGAAAACGACACTGGATCCTGCAGTACAAAGCCTACCGTTATAAAACGGAACAGCTGAGTTTTGTAGACTCCCGTGGGTTGACCTTATGGTATTTGCGAAGTTGCAATCTACTATCAAGTTCAACCGTTCACTTTGACCCCGGAAACGAGGCATTAGTGAAAGAACGGATCACTAGTAGGGTACCTGCGCTTACTGGTAAGTATCGTAAGCAGTGGGTTTGCTGGAATCCTCCAGCACTGGTGGTACCCGCCCATCTTTATGGATGGGCGGACTTCCTATACCTCAATGACGTAAGTCAAAGA